GACTCCCATTAGATACGCAGCCGGTAACTGGTACGCATAGGTCCATTCATTCAGCGGCGTATCGGTGAGTTGTCCGAGCTGAGATTTCGCCGATGCAAACCGCCATCGGTGAACCGTTAATAAAGACTCATAGGTTGAATCGTAGAGGTTCGAGGCTACTTCAGCACCGGCCCCGCCCTCGGTAAAGCTCGAGATTGTGCCGTGACCGATCATCAGCAGGGCGTTCGAGCACATTGCGATACTGGTCGCCATACCTAACCCCTAAAAAAACGAAAGGACAGAAGCCGACGAATCGGCCCCTGTCCTTCCTGGTTGTGATCCCCCACAACAGAGGAACCTTGTACCGAGCAACCGATTAGTCGGAGTCGGTTTCTGCGATGGCCGTGCCATCAGAAATATCAACAACACCTGATGCGTTGGACAGGACACTACAGATACTGGTTGTCGGTGTGTTGGTATCACACACGAAAATAATATCTCGCACCTGTAACAAATCGCTGGCGTCATTAAAGTACGCCGCCGTGTTGACGGTTGCGATTGCATCGGTTGTTGAATAGACCCAAATGCGGGGAGCATTCCCACCAGGGCCAACCTGCTGCAAACCACTTAATGCATATGCCATGATGATTACCCCTTACTGGTAGGAAACGGACACAATGCCGTCGCCATCTCGAGACACTGAGCCGGCTTTCATCACGCCGTTACAGAGCCACGAGGTTTTTTGTGGGACGTAATTGACTTCGGTTTTGATGTCGATGCCAATCGCCAGGCCGACCGAGCTATCATGCCACGCAAAACCTTCGGTCGTGCCACCTGATACGGTGAGCCCGCCCTCCGATCTTGACTCGATCATGTGCCATTTGAAGCCCATCCACGAGTCCATTTCACCGGACATCAACAGACGAACACTGTTGTAGTCTGCGCTGGTGACGGTCGAGATGTTCAGCAAATCTTCGAGCCCTGCGGCTGAGATAGCGAAGTGCCTGCCTTCCGGTGGTACGCCTTTGTCGTTGAGATGCTTGGCAGCTTCGACGACTTTAGCAACTGTCATACCAGCAGAGCCGTGGGCAATCGTACCCGCGGGGCTGGATTCAGCGCCAAGTGCGTCGATAATCAACTGGTCGAGCCTACGACCCAACGCGCCCGCTATGGTTTGCGCCAGTTCGCGCTGCTCGTCGAAGTTGACTTCGGCAGCATCAAAGATATCGGTGTACTCCGGTGCGTTCCAATTGCCAAGAGTGCAATTGATTAGAGAGTGTGAAACGTCCATCGGCGTTACGTCCGCCTGGGTGGCCTTCTGATTAGCTAGACCTTTCCCCATCTTGCGGAATTTATAAATATCGCCGACCACGCCGTTTCTCACTGTGACGGTGTTGCGTAGCGTGCCTGACGACTGAAAGGCGTGCTTTACATCATCGTCAAACTGTTGCTGGGCAACAGCAGACAGATTGATAGACATGAGTTGGTCCTCAATAAATGTCCAAAAATGCTCACCCTAGAATGAGCGCCTTTCGACATTCGGGTATCCGCACCAGCGGGCCGACGTCTAACGGCGTACGTGCCGTATGATCCGACTCCCCTATGGGCTCGGAGAGGACCGAGGTATCCAGATTAGGAGCTATAGGATACGAATTGTATCTATTTGTGCGTTGCGTTCAACAATTTACAGAACTGTGAAGTTTGCCCACAACACAATACCTATCGGTACACCGATAATCATTGCAATCATTGCGAACGCAAAAACAAGTTCACCCTTTTTCATGCCGCCGCCTCGTCGTACTTGCGGGCATAAGCCGCATCGACCTGGCGTTTATATTCGGGGTCGATAGCAATACGGAGCTGCCCCGCCTCGGTCTTGGCATAGCGCATCTGACGCAATTCCTCGGCGGTATCCGAGGTGTCCATCGTCTGTGTTTGCGGGTCCCGAGCGAGTTTAGCCTCGCGGGTTTTGCCGATCATCGACTCCAGCAGCTCGACACCGACCGCAGTAGATGCGACACCTTTGAATATCTCCCATTGCTCTGCCGACAGATTACCCTGACCCCAATCGGCCAGGTCGGTCAGGCGGGATTTGGCGTTGTCGCCCAGGGCAGCCAATTCACGCTGCCGATTAAATGTAATGAGCTGCTGCTCGGCAGACAGATAACCGCTCACAAATTTATCAAATGTTTCCTGGTCCATATCCGATTCGCGGGCTGCTTCCTTAAACCAGGCGACCATTTCGTTGTCCTCGAGGACGCCCTCATCAAGCCCCTGGACTTCCGGCACAGTGTAATCATCCTCTGGTGCGCCCTTGAATCCGCCCATCTTCTTCTCGAGCTCGGTGTACGCTTTGGCCTGGTCCTCGACCGTCTTGTATTTATCCTGTTTGAACCATTCGGGGATATCTGCATCACCTTGTTCCGGCTCTGGTTCTGACAACAGCGACACGCCAGGTATCGCCTCCTCGGCGGGCTTGGGTGCTTCTTCAGTTTGTGGGGCTTCGGCTGGCGCTTGTACTTCTTGTTCTTCACTCATTGGTCGATACCTCGTTCTGCTAGTTCAATGTTTGCCATGATTTGGCGGACGATATCGGCGCGGCCTTCTTTGATGCCGGCCTCGAATTGTGTTGATTCGGGTGTAACAGTGGGGCGGAGTATGGTGATGTTGATAAGCCGATCCAGAACAAACCGACCGGACTCGGTTCTAAAGCATTCATGGAACCGCGACGCAATCTCGCGGCCTTTAGCCTCATCCTCTTTGGATTGGTTAGGGCTATCTATATCAAGCGAGGCCCACCCGCCACGCTCGGCGAATGGGTCGATCATGCAGCCATTTCAGCTTGAGCGGCCTGTGCCTGGGCTTGTGCCGCCTGCTCTGCCAGTTCCTCCCTTTCTGCTTCGGTCCTCAACAGGTCCGACTCTATGCCGAGCTTCTTACCCAACCATTGCGGCAAGTTCTCGAGCTTTGTTCCCAACCCCAATATTTCGGGACCGAGCTGACCGACTGTCGCCAGGTACTGATTCATTGCCACCAGCTCGTCCTGGTCCTGTGCGCGGGCCAATGGGCTGGTGTGCTTGATTGTGACCTCACGCCCGTCAACCGTAATCGGCGGAATCTTGCCGGCCTGCTTTAATACCGAGACTGTCCGCTTGATGACCTTCTCTACGAATTCACTCTGCAGCCGACCGAACGCACTACCGGAATCCTGTACGAGCTCCTGATTGCGTAACGCCATCTCGGTCGCAGACTTCACCGGTTGGTCGAGCTCACCAAAAGGCTCGGCATAAAGAGCTTTATTAATACGTGTTCGCAAGTCATCCAGTATCAACGCCGAGAATTGGATATCACCCGAACGATCCAGCGGCCTTAATGTGGGGTTGCGGGTGTCGTTGCTGCCGACCGGAATAATGGCGCCTGGCGTCAGCCGCACATTGTATGGGTTAATCACACCGTCATCCGCTGCGGTGTAAACGCCGGCAATTGACAGGGCTGCGTTCTTTAACGTGTACTCGACGACCTTGTTTGCCGTCTTTACGTCGGGGAGCACTTGCATTACCCGACCGCGGCCCAGGGTTTCACCAGGCACAACGTATTCTCTGAACACAATCCAGGGTGATACGTCATATTCCTGGGTGAAGATAACGTGCTTTTCGTTTCGCTCGAGGACGCACTGATACCAAGTCATCGTTTTCGGGTTGTAAACCGTGCCCTCGATCAGTGGTATTTTGTCCTCGGGCTTATCGTTGGCTCGTTTCTTGAGCTTTTCTGATAGTTCCGCACCAATCCATAAGCGGTCTATATGCCTGGCTGGCACTTTGTGCTCACGCCATACCGTTTCGATAGTGCCCCAGGGGCCGGCCTCGGGATAAATCTCGGCCAGTGGTGCGGCATGGAACTCGAGCAGGGATTGCGGGCCCTCGCTCATTTCACAGGACAGCACACCGGTGGAGACTGACAGGTCGAGAAACGCCTCATGTGCCTGGGTCGAGAAATTGCTGTGGTTGATGTGGTCAAAAATGATCCTGGTCACATCATCGAGAATCGGCTGGACTTTTTCGTGCTCCGCCTCGGGGATATCCGAGCCCGGCACCAGGATGGACCAGTGCCGCCAGGGCGGTGTCAATGTTGCCTGCAAACGGCTGGCGAACTTCTGCACACCGACCACAGCAGTCGCGTCGTAAATATCCGTATTTTTCTTCTGCCCTTGTGAGTGGGCTGTCAGTGTTTCACGTTGCGGGAGTGCGTACTGATAACACTCTCGCAGATGGGTATACCAGTTGGTTCGAGCCTTCTTTGCTGAATCGAACCGTTTGATTAAATCCTCGGGAGAACCCAACTCCTTCGGGATTGAATATTTCGCCATGCGTTACCCGCCGAGCGTGGTTGTTTTCGGTATGCCGAGCTCCGAACCAAACAGTAGCGACAGCCGCCCGTACTTGCGGCCGGACTTTTTCAGCTTCTTCTTATGCTTTGTAGTGGCCTCGGTTAGCTTGGCGAGCTGATCTGCCTGCTGCTTAGTGGCCGCATCCATTTCAGATTGAAACGCCGCGAGTTGGGCGTCGTACTTGGTCTGCATATCCGCCAGCAGTTTCGAGTAATCTGTTTGTGCTGTGTCTACTGCCGTGGTCGTCGTGCCTGTCGTCGCTGCTGTGGTATCGGTTCCGGTCGTCGTTGCTGTGGTTTGTTCGGCTGCGGCTTCTTCCTCTGCCTTTTTCCTTGCATCCTCCCTTGCTACCGCTGCCAAGTGGGCATCCTCATTACCTTCTCTCTGAGTGCCGTGAGCTATTTCATAGGAGGCATTAAGATTTCTCTGCCTGGAGGCATCGGACAGACGCATAATGTTAGCCAAAGGGCTGCGGGGTGTTGTCAACGCATTGTGTGCCCCTGGGGTTATCGCTACACCAGTTACACTCTCGGCGTATTGGTCCTGTCCCGCTTTGGTTCTAAAGCTCCTCGCGTCTTGCCTGGTTTGTCGACCAGCATCTCCGCCGCCTCTATCACCCATATCATAATCCTCGTAAATGTTTCCAGAGCTGCCGCGGTGTCAGGACCCAAGGCGCTCGAACACCGACCAACGCCTTAATCTGCTCAACACAAGTCCAGGGCCCAAATACCCAAGGCAACCGGATACGATCTGTATCCAAGTGGTCGAAGTCTACCCTACACAGTCCAACAATTTCCATGTTTTCCACAATGCGAACAATATCCTCCTCGAGCTCGTAGTCGTACAGCACCTGTACCTCCAAGTAGCTGATACGCGGATGCACCATCACCCAATACCGGCCTGTCCACTTCAACGCGAAAACGTGCAACGCCTGGGGATGCAAAAAGTGATTCCACCACCGCGGATCGCCACGGTTTTTGAAGCAGACCAAATAGTACATTCACGCGAACACCGACCAGCCCTGGTCCGATTGAATGGTTTTTTGTGGGCCTGGTGCGTGATGTCGAACGATAGCCCTGCCCTCGCCCGCGCCGAGCATCAGATATTGAGCAGCCTCTGCAACGTGTGAGTATTGGTTCTTGTCCGGTTTGTCGTGAAACCGCTCATCGCCGGAAACCTGGACCCGCTTGTAAGCATAGCCGCCACCCATCGCCTTGCGTAATGTCTGACACTTCGGAGAGATCGAGAGCCCAGGCTCGCCGTCCACCAGGCGGGACAGCGGCACAGCCACAGCCTCACGCCGTAACGTGAAATCATTAGTCGGTGCTGGCCTGGCGCGGATGCCCCTGGCACGAAGAATCTGGAACGGTGTTGTCTCGTCGGTCTGACTGCGCTGCTCACCCGCCGGATCACCCCACACCTGGAACTCGAACCCTGGAAACTTCTGCTGCATCTCAGCCGCCAGGAGCTCACCAAATCGGACCGCACCCATATCCTCAGTAACGAGCTCATGCAGCCATCGCCAGCGGCCTCGAACGTCACGCTGCCCAAACACCGCTGCTGGCGTCAACCCGAAGTCGATACCCACATAAACCGGCTCGCCGTTAATGGTTTCGATGGGCTGCTGCGCGATGTGCAGATGATCGCGGAACTCGGGATAGACCGGTCGGCCCTCGCTGATAAATCCGTACTCACCATCGACATAGACCCGAATCCACTCCTGGTCCTTACCAGCCTCGAGGCGTTCGTAATAACCAGCCGGCAGATTCTCGATATTCTCAGCACCCTCCCGCCGTCCACTCGGCTGCTTAAACAGCATCCAGCCCTTGGGTGATGTTTCCTCGAACAGGCGATACCACCAGTGATCGTTGTCTGGTGGGTTGGTATCCATGATGACGCCGAACCAAGTGGGCCCGCCTTCCCGCTTGGATGGGTAGCGACCGACACGACCTTGTAGCATATCAATGACAGCTCGAGGGACCTCCCTGGCCTCATTCACCCAGGCGCCGGTTAGCTCGAGCGATAGGAGCTTTTTAACATCCTGGGGCCGGTCGAGAGCTCGAAACATAATCTCAGCCTCGACATCTGCGAACTTGATGCGATGCGTCATATCCTGGTTATTCCAATGACCAACCGCCTCGAACCAATCCCGCCAGGTGTTGAGTGTGGTGTCCGTCAGCTCGCGGTAGGTGTTACGGACTACCGCCCATCGAGAACGCCGAATGCCATCAGCGCCAGGCGCTTGTTCCTGTAACCGTCTGAACATTTCCCAACAGCAGGCCGTCGACTTGCCGGAACCTACCGGACCCATCACACCCCGAACGAAAGCACCGCACTGGTGGAATCTCCACAGTGTCGGGCTCGCATGGTAATCAATCTGTTGAGTCGGCTGGCTTGTCTGCATTCGGTGCGAGCATATTGAAGCTAATGCCCTGTGGTGTGGTGAGCTCCTTTTTGTCAACCAGGAGGCCGTGTAGCTTGGCCTTGCCCATCGTTGCCTGCACAGCAGCAGCCGGCGCACGCTCCTCGAGGGCGACCTGTCGGTTTTCGTCGAGCTCGGTTGTGATGGTGTCGACTGTGATGTTGTGCCGTTCGAGTGCCTGTGCCTGCAGCTCTCCGATCCTTACCTCGACCCCGCTGTGCAGATGGGCGAGTTTCCACGCCTCGGACTTCACAGCCTCATCACTCATTCCATCGGCGTCGTAGGCGTCGCGGTATGCTTTCGACAACGCACCCGACATTTCGACTACCGCCTGGGCGAACCTTTCCTGTTTCAGTGTGAGATTACTCATAGGATACGGATTGTATCTCTACCTCGAGCTGGCCGCCTGGTGTGACCTCGCCGCGTTCGATGTATAACCTGTCCACCTGGTTATCGTCCTTGAACACTTTGGCGTGCTCGAGTGAGTCGAGGGTGCATTTCAGTAGGTTGTCGATGTCTCGACGGCGCCGATCCGGCGGGAACGCTGTGATAGCCACCTGTAGCCTGGTATCAGCTCCGAACCGGCCCAGGTTGGCGACCTCCTCGATCACCCTCTCTCGATAGGCTCGCCCTTTGGCGCTGATGTAAACGTGTGTCTTGGTCTTTAGCCAGTAGTTATTGACAGATGGCGGCCAGGGCAATGTCAGCAGCACACTATTTGTCATCGTTTCTTGGTCGACCGATTCGGAACTCCCGAAAGATGCGCTCATAACGAGCTCTGGTTGGGACCGTCTTAGGTGGGTCACGCTGTACGCCGTACAGGACGAACTGCTCGAACTCTTTGCAGGCCAGCTTTTCTTTCTTGCATTTGTAGGCGAACCAGCAATCCTTATCACACGGTGCTATCGCCTCGACGATGTATGTCTTTATGGGCTGCGATGTCTTTACGAAGCTCATCGAGGGTGAGCCCGAACGTTCTGCGGAACCATTCTCCCCAAGTGAATTTTCCTGATGGCGTGAGCTGGTGTCGTCGGGGCCAGACGCTCCTGGCGGCACAAAGACGCATAAACGCCAGGTCGTCATCGCTAGGACCGGCCAAGCACTCCCCGCATTTTCTTCAACTGCTCACGGATAAAGACCGGATCGACCTCGGGCGGTGGCAATGCAGGCCCAAACATCCGATGATATGGCGCTGCCCTTTTCTCTCGACACAATCCCATAAATGCGGGTAATGTCGGCGGCCATTCATCGCCTCGTTCTATGAGCTTTTCGAACGCCTGGCGTATCTCATTGAGGGAATATCGACCCAATCCCTGGGCCCAAGTCTGTGCCGCACTTGTAAGTGTGCCGTCAGGGTTTGACACTTCCCCCCAGGCGCTTATCCACCGGTGTCCGTACAGTTCCGTCATCCGTTGCCAGATGCGGGCCATTACTCGCTCGTTTGTCGACGCGACCCGTTGCGAGCTCTGCCCGTTCGGTTGCTGAGAGCTTTCTCGGGTGATAATTTCGTCTTGTTTGTATTGCATCTTTACTCACCTCACTAAGAGATAGATTAGTTAGAGAGATAGGTTCCTTACTGACAGGTTCTGTGTAACTTTCGTATACAGGGGGGTGTGCTTCTAAAGCACAGGGGGGTCGGGTCCCAGGCATCACGATATAAGTGTTCGAGCGATTACCCCCATCCTCTCGAAACCGATGCTGAATCCGAATCAGGCCCTTGCCCTCGAGCCGTTTCATCGTGCGGTTAATAGTCGCCCTAGTAAGCCCCGAGCGCCTGGCGATGTAGTTCTGCGAAGGCCAGCACTTGCCGGTTTCATCATCAGCGTGGTCCGCCAGGAGAATCAGCAGCAGTTTCTCGTTTGCCGGCAGATCGGTTGTCTCGAGAGCTGCCAGGATTCGGCGAATGCTCACTCGGGATCACCGCTCGAGGAGTAAGCCATCGCTGCCATTTTGTTCGGCGGCTCAAATGCCTCCGGCCTCAACAGTCTCAGGTACAACAGTCTCGCCTGGGGAATACCATTTTTTCGCCATTCGGACACACTCGCCGGCTTAATCTCGCAAAGAGCCGCCGTTGCCGAGGTCCCGCCCAGGCGGTCGATAATCCAGCTTGCGACTTCGGGTTGGTCTGTATTCATGGGTGCAGTATTTTAGGTAAACCTTACGAATAAATCAACCAAACCTTACCTACACTATGTTAGGATAGCCTTACTTCGAACAAAGCAATCTATGAGGCTATAGGGGGGTATTCCAAAATGATATGCACCAATGTATTCCGCCAAACGAATCGGGGAATTCTTAGACACCGCGATAGCAAACCGCTATTAAAACTATACAGGTTTGACAAAATCTCAATGCCAGAAAATCTTTGGAACGATAGAATGAGGAAAGCGAGGGAATCCCTCGACCTCAAGCGCAATGAGTTCGCTAGACGAGTCGGCGTTTCAGCAGCAACCGTATCAGATTGGGAGAGTGGCAAGATTAAACACCTGTCCTCTGAAAATCTCACCAAAGTCTCACAGGTGCTCGGGATAAGCCCCGAGTACATCCTATCGGGACGCACCGCTGCAGAATCCAAACCCAACACCAAGGGTCGTTGGATTGACGGATTCGACCTCACTGATGACCAGAAAGATTCGGTCCTCAAGATGGTCGACGACTTCGAGATAGAGAACGAACGCGCTCGGGACATCGTTAGACAGTTGGATGCCTCGAAAGCCAAGCGCAAGAAAGCCTGACGCCTGGCGCACCAGAACCCTCGCCCTACTCGAGGAGCGGGAGCTCACTCACAGGGACCTCGCCGAGGCCCTCGGGGTAACGCGTGGTGCTGCCACGCATTACCTCAATGGCAGGCGGGACCCTACCCTCGAACAGCTCCTCGAGGTCGCTGCCTGGTTGGATGTTTCGGTAGGCTGGCTTTTGGCCGGCGACGGGCCAAAACCATAGACAAGATATGACCTGTCTAGTCGGGTCAAATTTTATACACGGCAATGAACTAACTGGAACCGGATATTTTTTTGCCTGGAAAATAAGGTAAAACTATCTTATTAGGTAGGCTTGACTTATCGTTTCGGTGGCCTTATTATTAAGGCATACCTAACAAAGCCAGGAGGCAATATGGAATTTGATACTGGAAAAACGAATATTGAATTGGCTGAGATGGTTGTGAAGTATTTGAACGATACGTTTGAGGGTGTTGCCATGACTGACTCGGAAACAATCGAGGCCACCGTGGCAGCGGAGGTGTTAGAGGCTCGATTAAAGGAGGAGGCAGCATGACCAGAGTAGAGGAATTGAGACTTCGGAATCGAGAGCGAGCCCACGGTCGCGAAGCAAATTTCGGTAGCGGTCGAGTTGATGGGCTCTCCAAGATGTTTGGAAAGCTGAAAGATGAATACGCGATTTACGAAACCAACGCCAGCGCCTTGGGTTGGCGGATTAAATCTTTCAATGAGTGGTTAAACAGCTAGGAGGCCGCATGAGCAATGTCATTTTTAATGCTCTGGCAGACGCCCGCGATCCTTCGGTGATCCTGGCGCTTGAGTACATAGGGAAAGCTAATTTCTCCAGGGCGCCAGGCGATGTCGAAGTGTTCGAGATTTTCGTCAGCAATGACGAGGACGTCAGTTATGACGGGTGGGATGTCAGAAAGGCGGAACCCAAGGAAGATGGTAATTATTTCGCTCGGTACGCTAATCACGAAGTACCGGAGTGGGAGTCGCTCGACCCCAGCGAATGGAAACTTGGGGAATATGTGGAACCGGTCTTACTGCGTGACAAGATCGGTTTCGATCCAGGTGAGTACGATTTCTATTAACAATCTAGGAGGTAATATGATGTATGTAGTTAAATTGGCCGCGAATCATCCAGCAAACGTGATGATAATGACGGTCGCAATGCCGTACAACACGAAGGGGTACGTTCCCTGGGATGCCATCAAGTACGACGATAACGTCGTCGACGTTTCCGATAAGGTATCCAAAGAGGTTGAAATGGCCTGGACAGCCGGCTCGATGTGGGGCTGGCACGTTCCTGGTGCTAAAGCTGCTCACGATTTCGTGAATGGGCGCAAGGCGATGGATGAAATGATTGGGAAGCTCCCAATCTAATGAAAGCGGCCCCGCTCCTTAATTTAACCGGTAGGTTTGAACGAACACTGTATGTTGTGGCGACATTAGTGAACGGTGGAGCGGGGTCGTTTGGTGCTGTGACCTGGCGAACAACGGACGAGGCTGTGGCGCGAAAGCGGTGGGTGGCGAGCGGTTGACCAGCGCCAGGTCATTTAACTAGGAGGCAATATGGAAATTATCATGTATCGAGGTAGTCCCACCTGGGTTGACGAGGACGGCAAGCCGTTTCCGTCTGAGGTTATCGTCTGCCCGCGATGCCGTGGTAAGGGGTCCCACCTGATTGATGGAATGCGGGAGCACGCTTACACGGTCGAGGAAATGGACGAGGACCCGCAGTTCTTCGAGGATTATATGAGCGGCGCCTATGACAAGACTTGCGACGAATGCCACGGGCGTCGAGTGTCCGCCAGGCTGATTGAGACAGGTCTAAACGCCGAGGATTCCGAGCGACTCAGGGAGTATTACGCGGAGGCAGAGCGTGAATACTACGACCGACGCGAGAGTGAAATGGAGCGGAGGATGGGTGCGTGACTAACCTCGCTCGCCGTTCCGATCCTTCAACCTCGCACCAGGCGGCCAGCGATCTGGTCGCCTCTGGCCGGCACTCGAACCAACTCGAACAGGTGCTCGAGGCGCTGAAGGAATCACCGAAACCACTAACGTCCGCGGAACTTGCTGAACAGATGGGCGCGGACCGTTACCTCACCGCCAGGCGGTTGCCTGATTTGAGAAAGCGCGGCCTGGTTGAACAGGGTGGGAGTGTCGCCTGCACAGTACGCGGCACTCGCGCCGTAACCTGGAGAGCACTATGAGCGCATGGATTGTGGTTGCTGGATTTGCGATCTGCCTCGCTGTTGGCTGGAAGTTCTGCGAGTGGTACGAGGATTATCAGAATTGGGAGAAAGAAAATGCCGACTGAAGAAAGCGCATTTTTAGTAGAGCGGGCCGAACGACAGATGGAAAAACTCGAGGATGCGCTCGAGCATTACCTCCACATCCTAAAGAATCGGCGGCTCGAGAATGTATCGCCCGCGGGCATCGAACAGTTTCTCCTCGACATCAGGGACCCACAGACAGATATCAACCTGGCAAAGGCGGAACTGCGTCAGATTGAAATCAACCTTGAAACGCACGACATCCGAAAGGACAACGAGCGTGGAGCATTCACATTCAACCGGCGCGTCGCGGCGTCGCAGAGCTAACCTCCTGGCTCACCGCGGCATTATTCGGGGCGTTGCATCCCACCAGCGGCAGCGCCCCAATTTTTTCCCCACAACAACGGAGTATTCAAAATGCTTAACATTGTGAAACGCGAGGACCCGATTGAATTAAGTCAGTTGGCTGTCCTTATCTACGGAGAACCAGGCGCAGGCAAAACCAGCCTGGGATTCTCCACCGAAAACCCTATCCTGTTGGATTTCGACAGAGGCGCCCATCGTTCTGAGTTTCGCGGCGATACCGTCCAGGTGGAATCCTGGGATCAGGTCGCAAACCTGACAGCGAAGGACCTCGAGGGCTATTCGACTGTAGTTGTTGATACGGTTGGCCGGCAACTCGATCTCATCACCGCATACCTTGCGGCGAACGATCCCAAACTGACCAGGCGAACAGGCGAACTGTCGCTCCAGGGATACGGCGCACTAAAGGCGACCTTCAACTCATGGATTCACAGGCTGCAGACGTTTGGCCTGGATATCGTGATGGTTGCCCACGCTCGAGAGGACAAACGGACCGGCGATGAGGTTGTGCAACGGCCCGACATCCAGGGCGGCAGCTATGCCGAGGTTTTGAAACTCACCGATATGGTCGGATTCTTGTCTCGAGGCGATAAAGGGATACTCGATTTCTCGCCAACTGCTACACACATCGGCAAGAACGCACCAGGGCTACCCCCCCTTGTCGTTCCGTCATTACACAAAACGCCGACGTACCTGGGGGATGTCATTGCACAGGCTAAAGCCACAATCAACGAGCGAAACCATGTCAGCCAGGTTGTTGCCGACAAAGTTAAGGAAGTCCGCGAGCTTGTCGAGGCGGCACAGTCAGCCGATGAAGTGAATGGCCTGGTTACTGAGCACGTTATGCCCTTGAAGGAGTCCGAGGTTAAAGAGGACCAGGCGGCGGCTGTCCAGGTTGGCAATCTGCTCAAGCAACAGGCAAAGGAACTCGGCCTACGATACGACAAGGCTGAGAGCAAATTCATCGCACCGGAGTCGGCCAGTGTTGCGGCTTAGTGCGACACTTCTCGAGAGCACCCGCCTTTACCAGGCGGGCGTGATCGACGCCGACAGCCTGATTGATGCGGTGGCAGGGGTTCGACACGAAACGCCACAGATGGCGCTTGGCAGCGCCTTCCACGCGGTGTTTGAGGAGCCCGATAAACACCTGGACCTCTATATGGACGCCGGCGTTTACGTTCGAGGAGAGCACGTTTTTGACGCCCAGGTAGTCGACTCGAGCCTGGGCGACATTTGGGGCCTGCAGCCTGTAATAGAGGCCAAGGCCGAGGACCTAGTGCTCCAGACCGACTACGGACCTGTTCGAATCGTCTGTCAGGCGGACGCCCTGGCGGGCCTGGAATGTTGGGAACTCAAGACAACCGAGAAACCGCTCAAACCCGAGCGTTACATGGAGTCGATGCAATGGCGAGCCTATGTCCTGGCGTTTGGCGCGAATCGAGTGACGTACCGGCTCATCAAACTCAAGCACCTAAAGGACGCCGACGTTTACACCATTGATGATCGGGCCACGATCTCGATGTTTCCGTATCCACAAATTACCCAGGACGTCAACGCAATGGCGAACGAGCTCACCCGCTTTATCAACATCAACAAACTTGAGGAGTACCGCCTCGAGGAGGCCGCATGAGAAGGACCCACACCCTGAGAGCTGCAAACGGAACCTACACCAACAAGGAAGGTGAGGAGAAAACGAGCTGGATAACCGTCGGCGCCCTGATGGATAAGGATGGCAAACCAGTTATCAAATTCGACTCAATACCTGTCGGCAATACCTGGGATGGTTGGATACAGGCTTTTCCTGTGGATGAAGATTCAAACTTTGACGACAAAATACCATTTTGACAGATGAAACAATCAAAGAAAAAGCCCACAAAGGAACGATGCGATACTCCCGATCTATCTTAAACGTCCTATCTCTAGGTGCTGGAGTGCAGTCATCCGCGATGGCACTCATGGCAGCACACGGTGAGATCGAGCCAATGCCTGACTGTGCCATCTTTGCGGATACCGGCGCAGAACCACAGCACGTTTATGACCAGTTGGACCTGGTTGAGGCGAATGTACCGTTTCCGGTGTATCGGGTGATGGAAGGGGATGGCCTGGAAAAAGCGGTCATCCGTTCAATCGAAGGCGCACGATACGCTGGTCCTCCCTTTTTTACTGAATCCGCGCATGGGGGGGGGATGTTACGTCGGCAATGCACCCGCGAATACAAAATTATGCCGATTGAACGCAAGGTGCGGGAATTAGTCGGACTCAAAAAGGGACAACGTGGTCCGAAAGAAGTAGCGGTAAGTCAGTGGATTGGTATCTCGATGGACGAGATTGTTCGGATGAAACCCAATCCAACCAAGTGGATTCTGAATCGCTGGCCTTTGGTTGAGATGCAGATGTATCGGTATGACTGTCTACGCTGGATGGATGAACACAGGTTTGAGGAACCTAAGAAATCAGCGTGTTATTTCTGCCCGTATCATGACAACTCGACGTGGCAGAACATGATGGATCACGACCCCGAATCGTTTGCAAAAGCGGTCAAAATGGATGAGTTGATTCGAGATGGTGTGCGTGGAACAAAGGAAAAGCTCTACCTGCATCGATCTATGGAGCCTCTAAAGGACTGTGACTTCGACCCTGACCGTGACCAGTTCGATATGTTTGATAATGAATGTGAGGGGATGTGTGGGGTATGAATAATCGATCTTTCGTGACGAAGCATCCTTTGTCTTACGATGACCTTTACGAGCGGATTTCTCGATTAGAGCGGAGTAACCGAGCCCTAAGGGCGCATCTTAAGACTACAAAAGCAGTGATGAAAACGCGAGAAGAAGAAATTACCCAGCAGCGCCAACAGATAGACCATTTATGTGCTGCAGAAATAAGCAAAAAGGAAATGCACAAAATCATCTGTGACCAGGCACAACTCATCACCGAGTTATTACGGGAAGGAAAAGAAATTACAGGTGATTAGCAATTAAAACTTATCTCAAACTAGATGAGGCAGCCGCATATTGCGGGACGACGCCCGAATTATTCGAGCGTCGAGCCCCTAGTTTGGGCATACACCCATTCCCTTTTTTGGGCGAACTGATGTATCGTTGTGCTGATATTGAGGCAGCACTGAACCGAGCATGGCGCGACTCTATCAACGAAACCGATCCTGGTATCTCGACTACCACAAAGAAGGCTCACGACACCGTGAGTCACTTGGTCCAATTTCCAAAGCCGAAGCCGAGGCCCACAAGAAGGCACTAGAGCGCCGGCTCGATAACGTCCTACCCGCCGCCGGCCCCGAATTTATCACCTGGGCCAACGAATACACCGCCTGGCATTGTTCCGAATATCCCGATTCGTACTACAGAGTCGAGCAGATAATTCGCACCCACCTAGTTCCGGCCTTTGCCGGCCTAGCTATCGGCATGATAAGCCCTCGAGAGGTTGAGGCATTCAAGCACGCCAGGCTCGAATCGGCTGCACCAGCAACCGTTTCCAAGGAATTACGAACCCTCCAGGCGATGATAAATCTTGCGGTCCTGTGGGATGTCATACCCAGGAACCCAATCAAACGAGTGAAAGCGCCCCGCAACGTCGTCAGTAAGCCGCCCAGGTGGTACACAAAAGAGGAGCTTTCGGACCTTTACAAGCAGAACAGCTATCCCCACATCTGGCGGCTGCTGGCCTGCACCGGCATCCGTCGAGGCGAGCTGTTCAATCTAACAAGGCGTGACATCGGTAAAAATGAAATGCGAATCGTCAGCCTGGCAGGCGCTCGAACCAAGTCAGCGAAGTGGCGGACCGTTCCCCTGTCAGACAGCGCACAAGACGCTCTAATGGCGCTGAAGGATACAAACCGTATCGCCCCTGACGTTACCCCTTACTCGCTCTCGAGGGCGTTCAGCCGCGATCTGAGGCGCCTGGAGCTCGGCGGGACCCTGCACTGTCTACGTCACACCTATTGCAGCCATTTAGTGATGCAAGGTGAGCACCTGGCGGTGGTTAAAGAGCTCGCCGGACACAGCACAATCAAGGTCACAGAGCAGTACGCACACCTGGCGCCGGACTTTCTCAAGGGTGCGGTGGTGAACCTTTAGGCCAGTGGCACAACCTGGCACAATCAGTAAATGCTAATAAACTCCTAACTCATTGATTTTATGGCGTCCCCAAGGGGATTCGAACCCCTGTTGCCGCCGTGAAAGGGCGCATTGACTCGCTTATTATCAATCACTTATATGTTGCCTGTGCCACTATACTGGCACAGATGTTTGTTTCTGAACGCTCGATTGTACTAGCTTTTCCTTCTTTTCCCACCACTCAGGAGGTGCATTACTGTTAATCCCGAACCGATTACAGAAATCAAAGAGGACAGCTAACGCCTGGCTTTTGTTTTTGCTCTCAATGATTGCGGTCTGTAGTTGGGGGATTGTCATTGCGTTATTCTCCGGTGTTAATGTAAAAGCTATTGGGCAACTGAACTCGCGCCGGCCAGGGTCCGGTTCGAGGTGTTCGGGGTGACTCCTTAATAAACTCATTGCAGATGCCTCGGGCGATGACTTGGCCCCAGGAGCTCGTCGATGAGCTCCGCTGCGTAAGCATCTGCGAGCACGAGCTCAATCGTTGCTGGTACTTCCGCGTTCGAACGCTTCACGATCAGCAAGTCCTCGTATTCCACCTCGATCTCAGCCCCGCTGTCCAACTTGACGAGGATGGTCATTTCAGCATAGCCACATCGACGCGATGACGCTCGACCTCACCATGCTTCTTGTGATGGACAATCGCGTACATATCTCGCCCCGAGCGATACCCTCGCCCACTCGTCCACGCATCCTTTGCCGCTAGAGTCCTAAAGGATTCCCAAATAACTCCAGGGAACTCAATCAATGTCTGGGTGTGGATGTGGCCTGTGTACCAGTAGCGGTGTTTCGTCTTTCCCCACTCATCTGCCTGGTCGGATGCCATGATGCCGGCGAGCTGCTGCGGCTTCGTCATATCCCCATGCGTCGAACCAAACAGGACCTTGCCGAACTTGTAATACCAGAACCTCGAGGGGGTGTCGTGAATCTCGATCCGGTCGTTGTTCTCGTAAAAGAGCGCCAGAGCTATCGAGAGCATTTGGCTGGTATGGTCGTCGTGGTTGCCTATGCAGTTACGAACAATCACCCGCTCATGCTTGCGAGCTGCTGCCTCGATGCAAGTCATCATCGCTCGAATACCGGCCCGCAAGACTTTCGACCATCGGGTATCGACATCGAGGGCGTGGCCGCTGCGTAGTGTCCGGTTATCCTGGGTGTCGCTGTGAAAGAAATCGCCCAGGTTCAACAGTATCGCGGTCTTTGATTTGGGAGAACACGCCACCAGGCGGCTTACCGCCTCGCACAAATTATCCTCACCAATCTTTAAATCGAAGTCGTCGCCGCTTTCCTTCCCCCAGGCGAACATCCCCAGGTGCGGGTCGCCCATCGGGTATACCGTTAGCAGATCATCCTCGGAATGTTTTGGCGCCATACCAGGGCGAGACTTACCTCGCCAATCCTCGAACGCCTCGATAATGAGCTCACGCAGCTCCTCCTGGCGTTGAGATTCCGCGGTTGTCTTAACCCATTGGGCCCGCTGCTCACCATCCTGGTCGTAGAGAGTGCTGACACCTTTAACCGCGAACCCGTCGGGCGCGGTATGTGTCATATCGTGATCGGGAGCATAGCCCTGGTGGGCCGCCTGTTTCTTGATGCGGCTAAGACACTTGTACACCATACGCTCGGTGATGCCGAGCTGCTTTGCAGCTTTCGCTCGATGGCCTTTGGCATCCACCAGGGCGCCGATTAGACTCCGCTGGTGTTCCGTCGTGCAGTAGGGGATTAACCCGATATCGTTCGGCATGAGATAACGCACCCGATTGGCATGGCTGTGATACCGCTTATTTCACCGCCATCCGATAGAGTGTTTCCGATTTTGAGAAACTGTTTATCCCTGGAGGCTAACCACCCCACGGACTTAACAACAGGGCAGGCTACCGCCTCATGTGTTGACCAGGACCCGTCCTGTAGGATGTCCCACCATTCAACAATGCAGAGCTCGGCCATACATCACTTTGCTTTTTTTCGCTCGAGAGGTCCTGGCAATATCCAACCGAGGATCATAGGAACAGCAAACAGGAGCAGCAGCCAGTAAGATGCTTGTGTAATCAGAGCCTCTACAATGTCGAAAAAGTTTGTCGGCGCACATTCCATTTTTTTAGCCCTCTTTGTTTTTACCGCGTCCACAATTACAGTGCTCGCACCGGCAGTTATTCCGGTCGCCAGAATGGCAGGGGCAGTCCCCGCCACAGTTTTCACAATCGCACCTGTGCCCATTGTCACGCCTGCCGATACCATCCCCTTCTTGAGGCTCGAGCACCCCGTCACCAGGAGCAGACATACGCTAACCAGCAATATTTTGTATGACACCGATGACCACTATTGCAGCGATCACCCCCAGGATGACCTTTGTTTTCATTGGTTTTGCTTTGAACCACTCCATCATTGTTCTCTCTCCAGGTGTTTATTGAGTGAATAAATGGCTTCAGACCCGTTATGCACCAGGGCCCAGGGGGCCAGGCCATGCACAACAAATATCAGACCAGCTTTGAAACTACGCCAGGCAAGATGCCAGGCAAACTTGCGATGTCGGTTCCAACTCAGATTGATGTCCTTGAGATGACTCATCCGCGTCCGTTCCATAATTTTCTAACAATCTTGTCTACTTGTTTTTCAAGCTGTTCGATCTTGAGATTCTGTTTTGTATCCGAGGGTAGCTCACCGCTCCCGTAGCGACCGACAGGCCAATCACGAACAAAAATTGAATTCTTCTCGACATCGTTAGACATCATTTGAATCTGGTAATTGTTATGACTTACCTTTGCTGAGAGTGTTGATGCCCACCATACAATCCCGCCGGCCTGGACCAACAGTGCAACTCCCAACGTAATGATGAACTTCGAGTCCATCAGTTATACCCGTACCCCTTAATTGATTGCTGTTGCATCGGACCAGCGTTCTGTAGAGCGGTGAATATGGATTCATGTTGAGCCATGATCTCGTCCATCGTCTTTCTTTGGGCTACATCACTAGCAATCAACGCACCGATCTCTTTTTCAGTAGTACGCCTTAACTCATCTACTTTGAAGGCAAGCACATCTAATCCAGAAGTTTCAGCAGTCAGTTCTTTGATGCGCTCGATCTGCTGCCCCTGATCGTGGATTGCCACAGCGCAATTCTGCGTTTCCTCAACCAAACCAGGTTGTATACTCGACAACTGTTCGACCTTAGAACTCAACCCACTGCCCCACCAAACCGCAGTCGCCCCCTGGACGAGTAGGAACAATGCGACCGTTATGACTTTGCTATCGACGTTCATTGATTCATCCATTTAGTTACGAGTGAAGTTATGACCGAGGTTCCACCGATTGCCATCAGGAAGATTCCGATCCCCATACCTTTGGCCTTGGTCAATTCTTTCTCAAGAACGTAGAGTCGAGTGTTGTTGTCACGGATTGTTTTTTCGAGAGTGTCAACTTTCTCGATGAGTTTCCCAATCTCCACATCCGTGATTTCGCTCATGTTTCCGTATCCTTGTTCAACTCACCCATTGGATGATCCGGCGGCCTGACAAAAACTTTTCGATCCTCACCTGAGAAAGCAATGCAACTTTGATCATCCGTGATCATCAACACACCAGCCAGCCCATTGTGTGGGTTCTCCATGATCACTACCCTCTGGCTTTGGTCAGGACTACTTGAGAATGTCATCGATATATGGACGCCATAATCTTGAATAAGCGCCCCCATGAGAACAGCGAAATGATTTTTTGCTGCTGTTGCTGGTAAGCACATCGCAGGGATTGGAACCATCTGCCTCACCATGCCTTCTGGTGGACCCGCCTGGAGATACGAAACGTATCCCCCCAGGGCAAAAAAAACCAAAGCCGCTAGGAGTGTGTGCCTCATGGTTAGCGATTAAGAGGCATCCTCAATCGTATTCCCTTCCGCCACCCAATCTAGTATCATTTGGTAATGACGGTTATCGGGATTGATCGGCACAGAAAATGTTTCACCGTCAATAACTGCGTTTATTGACACGTTGACACCGTTGTATGCGCTATATTTTGCTGATGTAATGTTCATTGTTATAACTCCGCATCAAAGGCTAAAAATTCTCCCACACGAAATTGAGCGACATGACCTGCTGATGGAGATGTGCCTGTTCCTGCATTTCCTATTTGGGCAAAAAATGAACCAGAGGCGTCACCAGAATGGTTTACTGCTGTCACACTGCTCTGCGCCGCTGTATTGGTGTTGGTTTTATTTGAAATCGTAAAAGATGTTTTAGCCATAGAAAAGGATG